CGATTGAATCGGATCGAACTCTTGGCGGTGCCTGCAATACATTGCGGGTTACTTCAGCCGAGGCAGGTAGTTACGCATCAGGTGATATTGAATTCCTTTCATATCGTTACCGCATCACAATTTGGGGATAGGGAGAAAAATGAGCTACACAGTTACTTCAGATAATTTTGAAGGCAAAGTAAAGGGTGATTCAATCACCGAAAAAGAATTGCTTGAATCAGGCTTGAACATTGAAGCACTGATTGCAGGCGAGCATCTCAAGGATGCAAAGGCACCAATCAAATCGGCAATGGAAGAGGAAACCAAATAATGGCCCGTATCGTATTAACAAACGCGTATGTAACAATTAACGCAGTAAATCTATCAAGTTATATAACAAGCGTAACGCTTACAACAACTGATGATGTTATTGAAACAACTGCATTTGGTTCATCTGCTCGCACAAGAATTGGTGGCTTGGCTGATAATTCAGTGGCAATTGAATTTCAGCAGGATTATGCAGCAAGCGCAGTTGAGGCAACAATCAACGCAGCAGGTGCTTCACTTGTTGGAACAGTAACTGCAATTGTTGTAAAGCCAAATGGCGCTACAACTGCTGCCGATAATCCTTCATACAGTTTTTCAGCGTTAGTTTCAGAGTGGACACCACTTAATGGAGCCGTTGGAGAGCTAGCCACCGCATCTGTAACTTGGCCAATCTCAGGCGAAATTACAAAGGCGGTTTCATAATATGGCTCGTATTGTATTAACAAATGTTGCAGTTACATTTGGTACAACAGATATTTCAAGTTATGTAACTAGCGTAACTTTAGGATCTACCTATGATGTTGTTGAAACCACTGCGTTTGGAAACACCGCCCGTACACGCGTGGCTGGGCTTGCAGATAATTCTGTTGCGTTTGAATTTAACCAGGATTACGCAGCAAGCGCACTTGAAGCAACAATTTACCCAACACTAGGAACTGCAGTTTCAATTACAGTTCGCCCAGTTGCAGGCACAACACCTGCATACAGTTTTTCAGCGTTGGTTTCAGAGTGGACACCGCTTAATGGATCAGTTGGCGAACTTGCAACTGCATCTGTTACTTGGCCTATCAGTGGTACAATCACAAAATCCTAATATAACAAGGGGGAAAAGATGGATGGATTAGCAATCAAGGTAAAAACAACAGATGGCGTTGAGGCAACTTACAAGTTAACCCCACGCGTGATTGTTGGTTTTGAGCAACAGTACGGCGCAGGTATGCCTAAACTGTTGGGAGAGCAACAAAAAATTGAACACATCTATTGGTTGGCTTGGAAATCAATGCAAACCGCCGGCATTATTGTAAAGCCGTGGGGGCCAGAGTTTTTAGATACGATTATTAGCGCCGAATTGGATGCTGATGATTCTTTCGGATCCACCGAAATAGCCTAACTTATACAGTTGCGGCTATTTCGGTGGAAACCGGAATATCACCAATAGATTTGCTTGATGCCCCGCCTGGGATACTTGAAGCAATCACGATTTATATGAAAGAACGAGCTAAATCAAATGGCTGATCAACCAATTATTCTTAACGGGGTTAAAGAAACGCTTACTGCATTAAAAGATTTTGATAAAGATGCAGTTAAGCGTTTTAACAAAGTTATTAATGATGAACTCTCAGGCGCAGAGCGTGATGCCAAAAATTTAATTAGCCAAGATCCACCTATGAGTGGATGGAGAAAAGCCGATGCTGCCAAGGGGCGTACTCGCGGTGGCGAAGGTTGGCCTGGATGGAAACCTGCCGAAATTCAATCAAAGATTACAAAAACCAAAGCCAAGGGTAAAGTTCGAGGCGATTACACAACAAGTGCTGGAGCCTTGCTTAACAAGTCTGCAGCAGGATCAATCTTTGAAGTAGCAGGCCGTAAAACAAAAAGTGGCGTTGGTGGCGGTAGTAGCGCCCAATTCCTGCGTACCTTGGGAAATAGATTTGGTAAAGCATCGCGTGTAGTTTGGCGTGTTGTTGATAAAGATAAAGCAAGAATTGAACAAAATATTGCAAAGGCTCTTGAAGAGGCCAAAACTGAATTAAAAAAACACTTGAGTAGAGAGCGAGTTTAAAGATGGCAGTTGGTTCAATTGTCGCTCGAATTCTCAGCGAGTATTCAGATAAAGGCACAAAGCAAGCAACTAAAGATATTTCCAAAATGGAAAAAAAGTTTGGAGAATTTTCTAATAAAGCGGCTAAGGCTTTTGGTGTTGCAGCACTTGCTGCAGGTGCCTTTGCCGTAAAAGTTGGATTTGATGCAGTAAAGGCAGCAGCAGAGGATCAAAAATCTCAAACCCTGTTGGCTAACTCTTTGCGTAATACTGTTGGTGCAACAGATGCTGCAATTGCATCTACTGAAGCGTACATAACTAAAATGCAGGCTGAATTTGGGGTGTCCGATGATCAGTTAAGGCCGAGCCTGGCAAAACTCGCGGCAGTAACTGGAAGCGTTACTGATGCTCAATCATTGCTTGGCGTTTCATTAGATATTGCGGCATCAAAAAATATTGATGTTGAGCAAGCATCTGCCCTAGTAGCCAAAGCCTATGGTGGCAATATTGGTGCGCTCAAAAAGTTATTCCCGCAAATTTCTGCAGCAACAGTAAAATCTAAAGATTTTGCAGGCGCTATGAAAGAGATTTCAAAAGAAACTAAAGGCGCAGCAGCAGCATCAGCCAATACTTTTGCTGGTCAAATGGAGAGAATTAAACTAGCTTTTGGCGAGGCTTCAGAATCTCTTGGCTACAAGTTATTGCCACAAGTTAAGGCTTTTGCGGATCTTATTATTACTAAGGCAATTCCTGCAATTCAAAAATTTGTAGATGAGAATGGCGATAAAATCGCTAATGGCTTTAAGGTTTCAATTCAGTATGGCATTGCCTTTGCAAAATTAATGTACGATATGTTTAGTTTTGTTGCTAGAAATATCAAGGTATTTGCAACCCTTGGCGCAATTATTATTGCTGCGTTCTTTGGTGCAAAGGTTGCCGGAGCAGTGGCTGCATTGGTTAAAGGAATCCAAGCAATTATCAAGGTAATGAAGGCTTTGCGTACAGTATCGCTTGCATCTGCTGCTGCAACTGCTCTTGCAACAGGTGGTATATCTGCTGCTGCAGGCGCTGCTGCATTTGGTGTTGCTTTAATTGGTATTGGTGTTGCAGCAAATAAATTTAATAAGGATTCAGATAAAGCTGCAGATTCATTAGGTAATTTTGAGTTCAATGCTAAGGGATTCTCTGCAACGGCAGAGGATTACACCAAAGGTATTGATGGAATGACTAAATCAACCAACAAACTTACGGCTGCAGAATTGAACGCTGCAAAGGCATCTGCGCTTTTGCTCAAACTTCAAAATAAGTTTGGCCTAAAAGGCTTGAAAGAAACTGATCCTATTACTCTTGAGGCTATTCGAAAGAATCAGTTGAAGCAACAGAAACTTGGCATCTCAAGCCCTACAATTTCCCTTGCTGCATCTGCAGGCCACGGAAATATTGCAAGCAATACTACAATGAACGGGGGAAATATAACAGTGAATGTGGCCGGATCAGTTGTTTCCCAGGGTGATTTAGTAACAGGCATTAAAAATGGCCTTGAGGTAATCTATCGCCGGCGTGGCGGTAGTGGTTACGCGGTGTTGTAATGCCTGCTAATGCACCTACAGTTACAGTTGCTTTTGGAATTAATGGCACTTTTACTGATGTAAGCGCAGATTTGCTTCTCACGATTGATATTCGCCGTGGGCGTATGTACCAGGATGTATTCATTGATGCAGGCACTGCTACTGTTGTGCTTAATAATCAATCAGGCGCTTTTGATCCTAGCAATACAAGTAGCCCTTGGTATAACACGCTCATTGCAGGTATGCAGGTAAGAATTACTGGCAATGCAACTGTTATTTATACAGGCTACCTTGAAGATAATATGGTTAACCAGGGAATCTACCCAACAGTTTCACTTACATTTGTTGATGGCCTAGCCACATTTGGAAAGACAATTGCACCTGCCTTGGCAACTTCAGCTTTTTCTGAAACTGCTGCTATAAGAGCAGGCAGAGTTTTGGACATTGCCCAGTGGGCTGCAGGCGCTCGAAGTCTTACAGGAACTACTGTAATGATGGCTACTGCTCAAGGAATCAGTTGCCTAGATATGCTTGAACAGTGCGCCAATGTTGTTGGTGGCCGGTTCTATGTAAGCCGTACAGGTGTTGCAACCCTAGTGCCTCTTGCGAATAAGTTTTCACGCCCAACTCAATTGCTTTTCAGTGATCAGGGCGCTGCCAATAGCGTTGGTTATGATGGAATTATCACAAATCCAGGTACTGATTATGTATATAACCAGGCAATTGTTGATCGTGGGCCAGGTAAACTTCAATACTCATCAACCTATAACGCAAGCGTTTCAACTTATGGCTTGAAGTCTAAAAAGTTGGATGCTCCATCAAATACATCAACTGCAGCCACAAACCTTTCACTCTATGCAGCTCGAAAAGATGCAGATGCTGCAGTTTTGGTTGAGCAACTTGATTTTACTGCTATCGGTATTGGAGCGTTGGCTACAGATTTCCTTGAAACTGAACTTAATGATCTTATTACAGTTAACCGCCTTACTTATGATGGCCGTAGCATTTCAATTAACTGCGTGATTGAAGGTATGGCTCACTCAATTACTTCAGATAATTGGCGGGTTAGTTACTTTACTTCCCTTGTTGATCCCTACACGATTGCACTCTAAGGGGAAATAATGCCACTTTGTCCACAAATTACGATTACACCAATTACTGTAACTACAACTGGAATCACTACAACTTCAGTTATTGCGGCTAATGCGCCTGTAACTACAGAGCAAGCAAATGAACTTCAAACAGAAATTGATTCAATTGAGGCTGCAGTTAATGGCAAAAACCATATCTATCGCCAAACAACTGCGCCTGATGGCTCTGTTTATGCCTTAGTTGAAGGCGATGTTTGGTTTGATACAGATGATGGCAATAAACAATATTATTGGACTGGCACCGCTTGGGTATCTGTTCAGGATACTGCAATTGCAGCAGCAACTGCAGCAGCAACTGCAGCAACAAATGCAGCAAATGCAGCAACGGCAGCAGCAGCAGCAGCGCAAACAACTGCAGATGGTAAAAACCGAATATATCGCCAAACAACACAACCTACTGGTGGTACCTATGTTGAAGGTGATCTTTGGTTTGATACTGATGATGATAATAAATTTTATAGATTTACAAGTGGCGCTTGGAGTGGCTTTACCCTTGGAGATGGTGCGCTTGCATCTCTTTCTGCCACCAAATTAACGGCTGGCACAATTGATGCTTCAGTTATTACTGTTTCAAATATCAATGCTGGCAATATTTCAACCGGCACCCTTGCAGCAGATAGAATTTCTGCAAATAGCATTACTGGTGGCAAATTAGCAGTTGAAACAATTGAAGCCGTTTCTATTGCAGCATTAACAATTACTGGTGCAAAAATTGCAGCAGAAACAATTACGGCTGGTAAAATTGCCACGGCCACAATTACTGCAGATCAAATAGCCGGTGGAACAATCACTGCTGCTGAAATTGCTGCAAATACAATTACTGCTGCTGAAATTGAAGCGGGTTCAATTACAGTTGACCGCTTAACGGCTGGCACCCTTACTGCCTTTACATTGCGTACATCTTCAGGCGCTCGCAGAGTAACAGTTACAGCTTCAACTAATTCAATTTCGTTTACAGAATCAAGCACTACAGTTGGCCACATCGGCCCCGCTTCAGTTGATGGTATTGTGATGCATTACGGATCAACTTTTAACCCCAATGTAACTACTTATCCAAACGCCTATGTATCTTCAGGTGATGCTCGAATTGCTTACAATTCAACAACTTATGTGCAGACAAGTTCAGCCGGCGTTATCATAAGTGGCAACTTGTTTAGCCTTACAAACTTTTACAATCAAGATACAACAACTACTGCAAACGCTGCGAATACTTGGATGAGTGCAACAAACGGCCTTACTCGCCGAAGCACCGCTTCAAGTCAACGCTACAAAGAAAACATTGTTGATATTCGTACAGTGCCTGGGCTTAACCCAAACAAATTACTATTACTGCCAGTAAGGGCTTTTACTTACAAGGCAGATTATCTAGATTCTGCAGATGATCGTTTTGGCGATTCGCTCCCAGGATTTATAGCCGAAGAGGTTGCAGAGATTTATCCAATAGCAGCAGATAAAGATAATGGCGTGATTGAATCTTGGAATGATCGTTTTGTTGTTCCGGGAATACTTGCACTTGTGCAGGATTTACACGCTCGCGTTACAACGCTTGAAGGTGGAACACAATGAAGGAATACCTAGTTGGCTTCAATGATGATGGAACGCTTATTACCGAAAAAGTATCAGCAGCAGACAAAGAGCAAGCAAAGGTAGAGGCACAACCATTACATCCTGATTTGCCAATTATCTTTGTTAAATATTTAAAATAAGGGGGAACACAATGAAGGAAAACACTGAACTAAACATCAATTTTGTAATCGCATCACTGCGTGAACAAATTGGATTACTAGCACTTGATAAGGCAATGCTTACTGCACGCCTTCAAGAGCTAGAAACTGAAACATCAACCAATAACTAAGAACGGGAAACCGCGCAAATGACTCCGGCAAACTGGGCAGGCTTAATAGTATCTATCATTGCAATCGTAACTGCATTTGCAGGGGCGGTAAGATGGTTGGTAAAACACTACCTTTTTGAACTTAAACCCAATTCTGGCAGTTCAATGCGCGATTCCATCAACCGGCTTGAGGTCCAGGTTGAAACAATCCTCAAGTTAATTCAGAGCAAATGAAAGCATCACCTGCAGCAATAGCCGTATTACGGCAAGCCACGGCTTTAAAGCCTTTACGCAAAAAAATCAGTGATGGCCTTTTGCCATCTGCTGCACATTTAAAGCAAAGCCCTAAATCAGATCACAACACAGGGCTTGCGGTTGATTTAACACACGATCCTAAACACGGGATTGATTGCGCTGAAATCTTTGAAAAGCTGAAAGAGGATAAGCGCGTTGATTACCTAATCTTCAACGCTAAAATTTGGTCAAAGGCTAAAGCCAAGCAAGGCAATCGCCCATATACAGGCTCAAATCTTCACACCAAACACCTTCATATTTCAATCAGGGAAGAGTTTGCAAAAGATACATCTCCCTGGTTTTGGTGGTATAACCAACCAAAGATAGTTACTCAGATTGGTGCTAAAATCGTGCCAATTCCTGCAAAAAAAGCATATATCACGCCAACTTGCACTTGTTGCAAAGTTCATAAATAAGGGAGTTACATAATGGAACAAATGAAACAAATCGGCCTTACCTGGTTCCGCGCAGCAGCAGCAGCAGCAATTGCTCTTTATCTTGCCGGAGAAACAGATTTGAAAACTCTTGGAATGGCAGCCCTAGCAGGCGCTGCAGGTCCAATTCTCAAGTGGCTTGATTCTTCAGCCGTTGATTTTGGCCGAGGCTCAAAGTAACCCTTACTAATTTTTGGAGCAAATAAATGGCAGCAGGTACCTTAGATTTTACGATT